TACACCAAGAGACAACCTTTAAAAGTCTTGATATAAATATAGTAGATACTGGCGTTCCGTTGGCATCAAGCGAGAAAGATATACTTGATTAGTACGAGTTCACTATATCGCAGTAACTACAATTCCAAGGCGGATATCATAGTAAACCAAGGTGGCACATCATCGGGGAAAACCTATGCAATACTCCAAGTGCTATTTAGCAAAGCAATAGCAGACACTTGTACGATTACCGTAGTAGGTCAAGACATCCCTAACTTAAAAGTAGGGGCGTTGAGAGATGCCATCGACATCCATAACGCAGACGAGGCTATCAAGCAGCAAGTAACTTTCTACAATAGAAGCGATAGAGTCTTTACTTTTAAGAATGGCTCTATAATCGAGTTCAATAGTTACGACAACGAGCAAGATGCAAAGTCGGGTAAAAGGGATTACCTATTCGTTAACGAGGCAAATGGTATCCAATATAACATATTTGAGCAGTTAAGCCTACGGACTCGTAAGCAAGTTTACATCGATTACAACCCCGACACATCCTTTTGGGTTCACGACAAAATTATCCCAATGCCAAACGCTGAGTTAATAATCTCAGACCATAGACATAATCCATTTTTAAGCGATAAGATCAGGGAAAAAATAGAGGCTCTTAAAGACAAAGACCTTGATTTATGGAAGGTATACGCAAGGGGCAGAACGGGCAAGATAGAGGGGCTTATATTAAAGAAATGGTACGTACTAAACGAATCGTTTGAGGATAAGAACTTAATAGGATTTGGAATAGACTTTGGTTTCACTAACGACCCCACTACCTTGGTAGAGGTAAGGCTGCAAGATGGCGAGCTATGGGTAAAGGAACTAATATACGAAACGGGGCTAACCAACAAGGACATAAGCGACAAGATGGAGGCTCTTGGAATAAGTAAAGGGTCTTTAATAGTTGCGGATAGTGCCGAGCCTAAGAGCATAGAGGAATTAAGACGTTTACGTTGGACAATAGATGGCGTTAAGAAGGGAGCGGATAGTATTATGTTTGGAATTAACTTGCTTAAAGGCTACTCTATTAACGTACATTCGTCAAGTAAGAACTTGATAAAGGAATTAGAGCAGTATAAATGGAAGGTAGACCGCAATGGGGATAGTTTAAACGTGCCTATCGATGGTTACAATCACGCTATAGATGCTCTGAGGTATTTAATAATGCACAAATTTAGTAAGAAAGGATATGGAACGTATAAAGTTATCTAAAATGACAGTTGGTCAATACCAACTATTAAACGAAATCGATGGCGAATTGCCAATAATGGAACAGAATATCTATGCGGTAGCTGCTATCCAAGACATAACCTACGAGGAAGCAAGCAAGGTTAAGCTAAAAGACTTTGCCGTAATGATAGCCGAACTTGGGGAGTTTAATATAAGGCAGTTAGAGAAGCTAAAGATTAATAGCAAAGTAATAATTAACGGAATAGTTTACCATGTCGAGCATAAACCCGATAAGCTAACGAGCGGTCAGCTATTAGACATAATAAACATCCGAAGCAAGTACCAAGGAGAGGGGGTTAAAGTTATGGACTTACTACTGGCGGCTATAAGCAGACCCGAAGATAAGAATTATGGGGATGATAACTTAACTCTGAACGAGCGAGCCGCTTTAATAAGGTCAACAGAATTAGACAAGGTATGGAATATCTTTGTTTTTTTTTGGAATCTTTGGAACGACTACTTGGACAATACCGAGGACTCTTTGACCAAGTGGATGACGGAGACTTTGGCGATGACTCGGGAGATTTTGGACAAAGATGGGGACTCTTCAGCATCATAGACGCTATGGCTAAACTCCATAATATAAGCATAAACGATACTACTAAATTAGGTTCTATTGAGTTTCTTAATTGGTGGTCGTATATGGTCGAAAAAGCTAACCACGAAAGACTTCAAAAATGACACCCGAACAAAATCTACTGCACCGATATTTAATGGTCTATTGGCAAAAGCTAATAGATGGGTTTAGCGAGGAGTTAAAAAAAGCCTATCCAATGTCGAGAGGTACAACCGCTGCCACTATCGGAACATTAAACGAGCAACCTATCGAGATAACATCGAGCGGCTTTAGGGTGCTTGTTAGTATGCCATCCTACTATCAATATTTAGACGAGGGGGTAAATGGGCGTAAGAGTGCTTACTCCACAAGGTTCGCCTACACCGATAAGATGCCGCCTATAATAGCCATCCGAAAGTTTATGTACGATAGAGGCATTACAAGCCCAAAGCCAAAGAAGAAGCCAATCAAGAAGCCAAAGTCAGAAAGGATACAAAGAAAAACTACCGCCACGAACACAAGATCAGGCAAGAGAAGAGACGAGGATTCTATTTTAAATGGGATAGCCTTTGCAATAGCTAAGAGCATCTATAATAATGGACTAAAACCAAGTCACTTTTATAGCAATGTTATCAACGACCCGCAGTTACTTGACTTTGAGAATAGACTTTTAAATCAATTTTCTGCGTATGTGGTGTCAGTTGTTAGGGTTGAATAGTTATATTTGCATTCTCTTAATTATTTTTTATCATAACTAAAGGACTCGGGATGCAACCTAATGAGTCCTTTTTTATTTTTAGGCGTATATAGGTATAATGGCTATTACCATACAAGACCAACCGACAACCACTTACATAAGCCCCGCATTTGCTCCGATAGAGTATTTATTAAGCTCAAGCAATAGCACGGAGAGCGGCTTTAAGATAGTATGCAAGGTATATCTAAACCCAAGTGGAGCGAATACCTTAATAAGTACTCAGCAAATAAGCGTAAGACCTTTGACAACTCAAGCTATACTAAGCATTCAAGACGTAGTTAAGTCATTTGTGCCTATTAGCTACTCAGTTACTGGCGGAGACACCGTAGGGCTTATAAACGAAACCTTAAACGAATTTAAAGTAACCTTTCAAGAGTACTATAACGGAGCGTTACAAGGCTCGGTAGTGGTATCTAATATAATTAGTGCTTATGCCGCTTCTCCTAAGTACATTCAGTTTGCATCTAACGAGTGGCAAGACTACCAATTAGCGACAAGTGCGATAGAAAGAAACCTACTGAGTAATTTCAGTAATACAATACCCGTTATTAATGCTTTTAGTGGTGCTAACAATTGGCTTAAAGTAAAGACAGACCAAAAAACTCAGATACAATGGGTACAAAGCGGAGCAAGTGCGAACTTTAGAGTATGGCTAAAGACATTAGATTCATCGTTTAATCAAATCTCACTAAGTCAATTAGACCTAACCACTACTGCAAAGGGTTATTTTGCTTTGGATATTGGTAGGCAAGAAGCATCTGCTCACGCTTGGGACACTCCGATAGTATGGACTGCGGCTAAATACTATGCGGTAGCTATATACGATGAGTCTACAACCGAGTTAGTTTCTAATGCCTATCTATACGAGTTAGATGACTGCGATACTAACTACACTCCATTCGAGCTGCATTGGCTAAATCGTTGGGGCGGGTTCGATAGCTTTGTCTTTGATGGCAAGAGCAACCAAACTACGGAGATAAACAAGACCTTTGCAAAGTACGCAGTAGATAGGATAAGCGGAACGAGTTTAAACTACTCAACCTCTGCTCAACGTATGAGAGCCTTTAACACATCCACAAGCGAGAGTTATTCGCTTAATAGTAGATTGCTTCAAGACTTTGAATCGGTAGGCTTAGAGGACTTAGTATCGTCTCCCGAGGTTTATTGGCGAAGCGAAGCGGGTTTTGTGAATGTCAATGTAAGCGGAAGAACTTATGAACACGCCAAGAGCGAAAATGGATTAGTGTATAGTTTGGCTTTAGATATGGTCATAGATAATTCAGATGAACGCCAATGGTAATAGAGCATATAATAGCGGGTTACTCAATACCGCATAACGAAGGGGCGATACCGCTAACCAAAGAAGCATACGATGTAAATAATCCGCAGAAGAGGCTATCGGATTACTCGAAGACTATAACCATACCCGAGGGAAAGTTAGTTAACCAAATCTTCGAACACGCTTTTGACGTAAACGTAGACTTTCAGACCTTCAATCCTAACCTTAAAACAAGCTACCAAATAATTCAAGATGGGGTACTTGTGATTGATGGATACTGCCAACTTTTATCCATCAAAAATATAGATGGATTGGTGACTTATGAGATAGCTGCGACTGGCAAGGTGGGTGATTTGTTCGAGAAGATTAAGGATAAATACTTGCAAGACTTAGACCTATCGGCTTTAGACCACTCTTGGACTCAAGCTAACGTAGTAGATAGTTGGACTGCTCCAATAGGAGAGGGATATGTTTACCCTATGATAGACATTGGAGGGCGTAGTAGGTATGACAATTGGAAGGTACAAGATTTTAAGCCCGCTATTTATCTCAAGCAGTATATAGATACAATCCTATCTGAAGCGGGATACACTTACGATAGTACTTTCTTTGAGACTACACTATTCAAAAGTCTAATAGTTCCTTATGGAAGCGGCAAGATACTACTCGATAACGATGCTATACTCTGCAAGGAGTTTAACGTAGAGAGAACAACTAACCAAACTATCCAATGTCAAAATATAACAAACTATTCTAACTCTGAAAATGGTATTTTAGTATTTGACAATAATGGTATTTTCAACTCTTACTATACTCGGGTGATATCTGATGGCGGAGTAGTAGAGAACGAGGCTTGCTTAGAGGCTGCTTTTGACGTAGTGGATGAGTATTTTAATACTTGCTTAGATGAGTTTGATGTTACTACGGGTAAGTTTATATCTCAAGAAACTAATAGCGTTTCATTTCAAGGCGTAATTAATTTTGATATGATTTACACCCAAAGCGACCCAAATACTACAAGGTATCTTAATAAAATGACTCAAGGGACTTTCGCTTTAGGCTCAAAGAGTTATGTAAATTGTTATTTATGGGAGGAGTTGGATGGAATTTATAGCATTGTT